GGAGTGGAAAGGGTCCAAATCTAATCTGATCACACACCCATTATTGTCGAGTATAGCATTACTTTCATTAGGGAATCTACAATCTACAATAATAGCTATATCTCGTTTTTCTTTCAAAATTTTATTAATGGTGGCATCGACCCATACTGAAGTTTTTAATTTTCGAAAAATATCTGTTCCAATAATCTCCATAGCTTCTCTGGCTGTTAGCTGTTTGCCCAGCCAATATAGATCTGTCATGGTATTTTTACTATCATCAGAACCATAACACTGATCATAAGTGAGCCCTAAGATATTCATGCAAATATCTTCCTTTAATGGGTCGGCAAAGCTATAAATTTTATGAGAAAGATTCGGATGTTGTTGGTTTAGAAAATTAGCTAAAAAATCACCGGACGTACTTTTTCCGGATTGTTTACGCCCAGAAAATGCAATAATTTTAGTCATATTTTACTTTCTATGTAGTCAATAATCTCTGATTTAATTTGTTCAGCAGTCATTTCTGCTACGTCTGACTGGCTAATGGTTGGTATAAATACTCTATAGGTTTTGGAGCACTTATCTTGAATTTGTTTGGCCGCTTGTTTGCCAGCATCGTCATTGTCGGTTAATACTATTATAGTCATAGCCCCAGAAGAGTCTAATATTACTTTTTGTCTATCACTGATAGAGGAACCAAAAATAGCCACACTATTATGTATATTGTGTTCTTCTAATTTCCAAACATTACCAGGGCTCTCTACAATAATAACATATCCTAATTTTTGTATCCATTCTTTGGCATACCAATAGTTATACAAGGTATTTTGGCTTTTAAAATTAGCACTATGTTTCCATTTAGAAAATAACCACCTCTTATCTATATCTGGACAATTACGGCTTTGGTCATGATAAGAGCCACAAACGTGACATTTTTCAAAAATACTTCTGCCTGTGCAGCCTATCAAAAATTCATGATTATTGTCGTATATAGGAGCTACAACCCTATTATACATTTCTTTATTAGGGTTAGTACATAATCCAATATCGTATTTATCCAAAACGTCTGCACCATATCCTCTATTTAGATAATAAGTAGCTGGTATAGACAGAGACTTTCTGACCATAGAACGAGTAACTGACGACGGCATCACAGACGTAGAGTTGTCATTATTATTACCAACATATTTAATAGCATTAGTAAAAGATTGTTTATTTCTTAGACTCTTAGATATTTTAATATCAGATAGGTCTTTGTTTAAAAACGCAGTAGCATATGACACTGCCTCATCAAAAGAACAAGTCTTATCTCCTTCTTTAGACCATCTATATTTAGTATGAGACAAAACGCCTCTTATAAAACCCAGAATTGAGCCCTTAAATATTTTTTCACAACCATGAGTTCTGCATTTCCAGTTACCTCTATAAGAATCTCCTTGTACGTATAGATTCACTGCGCCCTCGTTGTCTCCTCCATGAATAGGACATTTCATAGAAACCATTTTAGAATTATTCTTATAATCCAGGTCTAAACTAGACAATAGATTCTCTATATCGTCACATAAATCATCACAGAGAATCTTTAATTTAGCCTGATCATTCGAACGGGATCGTTTTTTCATTGTCGTCATATGCTGTATCTACAATAAATCCATCGTTTGAGTTTTTGAGTCCTTTAGACAATTCTATTCTAGTCTTTCCTTCTGTAATCTTAGCACACCAGCCCTTCATATGGCAATTGATATAATCATTATCGTCCAGACCGCCCCCGTGTCTTGAGATCAAAGGCACCAGTTTTCTATTTCCATTGTCTGGTCCATCTTCAGAAATTTCTTCAGGTGTTTTTCTTTTAAAGATGCTAAAATTACTACATAGCCATATAATTCTGTCTGATCCACTAGCAGTATCTGTGCTTTCTTTCGTTATGCCATCTCTGTTGAGCTGAACAAAGGCCACTATAGGCACTTTATATCTGGTTGCAAAGTTATGCAATGAGGTCATCATAAACCCTAAAACCTGATATTCTTTAAGGTCTTGGCTAATACCAGCACTATCCATAAGTTTTAGATAGTCATAGAATATAACACACTCCTTTGCTGAACCATCATCGTTTAAGCCTACCTCCTTAACTATCCATCTTCTCATAATAGAGAGCTGATCCTCAAAAGATTTACCAGCAATAGATTTATAGTAAAGATGAGTATTTTTAAGATCTTGTACGGCCTCAGTGATTTTAGCCTGTTGATTAGGTGTTTTGGCAAATTTACCAGTTTCTATGGCATTAATCTCTATTTCTGTCATCATGGCCAATACACGATTAATATGGTCTTCTTTCGTCATTTCTGTATCCATATTCAAAACCGGTATTTTCAACTTATTGGCTATATGAAAACCCATATTATCAGATAATAGTGTTTTTCCAACCTTGGGTCTTGCAGCAATAACATTAATGGTGCTTTTACGCAACCCCCCGCCTATAGCTTGGTCGTATACCGGAAATCCAGTAGGAATACCTACTTGATCAATAGGCTTAGTAGAAAGATATTCAACATACTTTTCTATATCATCTCCGATAGAAACGGGATTATTGTCTGTATCATTCAATAAAGAAGTAAAGTCAAAGATCGTATCTTCTGCTATACTTAAAATAGAACCAATGGTTTCGCTACCCGTAACATCTAGAATTTTTTCTTGTGCCTTTTCTAGTTGCTGTCGCAGTAGTCTAGCAATTTCTAATTTACGAATTTTGGCAGCAAACTTGCGAACATTTTCTAGATTAACAGGAAAATCAAAAATAGCTCTTAGGTGTTGTGCTTCTTCTTTTTTGGAGATTAGGTGCGTAAGACCTAATTCTTCTGCGGTAGAGAATATAGCAGCTATATCTATTGATGACCCTGGCTCTCTCTCAAATATTCTTTTGATACATCTATATATAATAGTATTACTATCGATGGTGAATGTGGAATCCTGTAAAATGTCTGCCACATCCAAATACGCATCTTCTCCGTATTTGCATATGCCTGCCAGCACAGCTCTTTCAGCCGAAGCATCTGATAATATATTCACTATCCTGCACTCCTAGAGCACTGATTACACTTATACCTATCTGATGAATCTGTTAATAGCATGGGATTGATATTTTCTTGTCTTCCACAAACTCTACATCTAACATTTATAGATTTAAATTGTCTGGTTCGTGGGGTAGGCTCGTTAACTGCTAATAACTTATCTATCTTGCAATCGTCTTTATGCAATCTAGATTCTGTCATAGTATCGAATAGGTTTGTATGAGCAGAGTCTTGTGGTCTTCTGCGATTATTGGTTTTGATAGGAGACTGAACAGTAGGAGTAGATGCTTCTTCTGTATGTTGCTGCTCGTTTGGCAACATAGACTGTAAAAGCTGAATCATTTGCTGAATTTGTTGAGGATTAAGATCCATGTTTCACCTTGCTTTTTTGTATAGATAGTAGGATGTCCGATAAATGCTTAATACTGTTTGCCAAATACTGGAGCCTATCGCTTCTTTGTTTAGCATATTTTTTAATTTTTTGTAGAGCAGACGCCTTGTCGTTGTTCTTTATGGCTTGATAGGCTTTTTCAGTATACCCATAGCCTTTATAATTATTAATTTCCTCGGAGATGGTTTCTTTTATAGACTCATCTGCCCAATTCATGCGAGATATTTCTCTATTAATAGATCGCTGAACATGAAATGCAAACTGGCCTAGTCTATACGCCATTTCGCCACAAACTTCCGGTGTGGTTTTTTCAAGTTCGTCTCTTGTCATAGTTAAATATTGGTTTAATTCTCCTTCAGGAAAAGAATTAGACGCATAAGAACCCATTCCTATGCTTTGCTCATATTCGTCTAGGATTTTATCCCACTCATTCACTTGTTCTTTGGTATTCATTCCTTATCCTGTGTAGCCATTGTTCTTGTTGATCAAATGGTAGTTCTATATATTCTATGCCGTTAAGTTCGCACCACTCTTTTTTCTCTTGATCTCTTTTTTTATGTTTAATAAATCCTAATGTTGTGTTATGAAAAAAACGATTAAACTTATAGTGCTGTTCACCATGTACTTCTACGCACCTCTTAATAAGAGGTAAATAAAAGTCTAAATATAGGGTTTCGGCCTTTCTTATCTGTATCGGAACTTCTTCTAACACCTGTAAAGTGGGAAAACACTCATGTATTAACATCCTAGCTTCCAGGTGTAACGAAGATTTATTTTGAATGGAACCATTAGCAATTTTGCCTATTAACTGCCAATGGTAAGAATTGCCATCCAAATCCTTTACTTGCATACTATTCCCATTGTTTCCTTGACTTGAGTCCAAAGACTTTGATATACCTCTGGATTATCAACAATATATTGTCGAGTTTTTTCTAGTCCTTGGAACTTTGGTTTTCCTTCGACAGATGGTATAGTATACCACGCGCCACCCTTTGAAACAAGCCCCAGGTCTACGGCAAGATTTAATAATTCCATTTGTTTATCAATACCATGACCGTATCTTAGATAACTGGTTATTTTACCTCCTGGCGCACCTAGAGCAGAACACATCACCTGCCAATGTATCTCCTGACCAATTTGGGGGCTGTCTGTACTCAGATTCCATGGGCTAAAATAGTTTGCTTTTAGCTTAATATCGGTTTGATAAGCAATGGCTTGACCACTTTTTTCTTTCCATTCGCTATGACCCATACCGGGATTACCCATCAAATGAGTTATACCTATTACAATATTACGATTAACAGGAATAACATTTGCAACTTTTCTACAAAACTTAGCTAAAAGCTTTGCTCCGTCTGCTCTTTGCATTTTATTCATATCGCTAGTAATTTCTGCTTCTGTACATAGAGCAGAATATGAGTCTATGATTATAATAGATCCAGGAATTTCGTTTATAATTCTTTCTGCTATTTGCAAATATTCTTCTGCGTGTAAAATCTTTCCTTCTTGAGAACCAATAATATTAAATTTCTCTAAGTCTAGTCCTGGAATTCCTTCCAAGTCTCGTTTTTTCAATCTACCTTCGATGTTCAGGTAATACACTTCTCTGCCATCTTTAAAAGATCCATGAGCATATTCTTTCTTTTGTGCTGTCGCACAGAAGTCTAAAGAGGTTGTGGTGTTGTGAGTTACAATAAAATGGTTTGTCAAATATAATCCGTCTGGATGGTCTACTTCTATACACACAGCCTCCTCTTTGCCAACTTTCGTTACTTCAACTATGGTTCTGTGTAGATCTGGTTTGCTGCGTTTATTACCGCTCTTTTTTCTAGCTAAACTAAATAGAGCATCAATATTATTGCCATGTATAGCTAGTCTATAAGACTCAAACGCTTTGTGATTGCAACTGGTGGTTCTTCTGGTTGCTGTAACAGAATAACCTAGGCTTTCTAGCATTTCTTGTACATCTAAAGCTAGTCTAGCTGATACTGTAGTATATTCTGCTCCTAATCCGTTCCTGTTATGTCCGTCGGTGTCCATTAACCCTCTGATCAGTTTCCATCTATTGTTAACAGAAGTATACTTATAAGTACCAGGAATAAATTTACCATGAGATGATATTCCGTACAACCCTAATTTGCGTAAATCTTTGGTGAGCGTATTACGAACCATGACCCCACCTTTGGTGTTACCACTGATGGTATAGTCATAATCCGATCCAGAAACCTTTTTAAAAGATAAATTTCTGGCATACGCAAAATCTTTAAATTTATTCACTATAAACTTATCTGAGGATGTGATTCTAGGGGTTCCTTGTGTTAGTCCTCCGTCTCCAATCAAACATCCCAAAATATATGGGTCTATTATTGGTTTCTTTTTTTGTTTAAAATAAACAGGTTTGGTTAGCGGAATTTTCCACTTCCATCGATCATTATATCTTAATCCTTCTTTTAGAATTTCTTCTAGGGTGATTGTGATATAGTTAGTTTTACGATTGTTTTTTGAAACTGTCCAATTATGGTCCAGCCCGCAATATGTATAAGAACCATCGTTGAATTGTACCTTATAGATATCCTGCGATCCTTGAGGATAAACGCCTACGACTTCCGATAGGAAACCACTAGGATGACATACTTTATCTCCTACTTTTATGGTGCCTAACATCACCGGTCCATCAGGAGTATAAATCAAATCGGTTAATCTCTGGAGTTTGCCGCACTTAGGTTGTCCGGTAAAAATCACAAAAGACCCTTCAGGAATACCTCCGTTCAGCACAACATCTAATGCGGGACTGACAGGTATAGTGACTAGCTTTTTATCCATTACAGCATTCGCTGTAATAAGAATATTGTCACCAAAGTTTTTCTTTACGTCTTCTTTAAGCGCCATTGTCTAGATCCTTTAATTTAGAAATAATGCTGTGTTCTCGGGTTTGTCTTTTAAAGTCTATCTCTTGTTTTCGTACAATAGAGTCAGAAAACGAGGTAGATTGTTTTTGTTGATCTGCAAGTATTTGTTGGGCTTGTTCTATCATAGGCACAAGGTGAGGAGCCCGCAACGAATAGATTTTTTGTGCCTCTGGGCTTAGCAAAGCATTAATGATCGCTTTAGCTTCATATTGCTTAAGTAGCTTATGAGCTGACGCTATTTGATTACGAAAATAAGCTGCCCATTTTTTATGTTCCCAAAATCTATAGTGAAGATCTGTTTTGTCCTTTTGTGCCTTTTTCTCACAGATCAATTCCGTAATATACTGTGCTGCTGACACAGTCTTATTATTGGAATATCTAGATATATATTGATTCATTCTGGTGCTGATATTGGCGGCGGACTTATACGAGGAGCAAAGTCTTTTACAGACTGGTCAAAAGCTATCATGAATTTTGATACCTCTTCTCTATAATCTGTATCTGGTGGGATAGCTATATGATAGTAATGGTTAAAAACCAAAGCTATATCTTCTAGTTGTTGTTTATCATTAATAGTAGATAGTTCAGCTTCTATGTGAATTACGAGTTCTCTGGGGGCGGTGGTTACATGCTTAGGATGTATAGGATCATTAAGATATTTTGTTCCAGACGGAGGTATGGCATCCGCCAGCTTGGATATATTCTCTTCTTGAATCTTTTTAAGCTGTTCCTCTAATTTAGCATTAATATTCTGCCATATCTGTTTTTCTTGAGGAGTTTGTAAAATCTGTTCTAATAAGTCATCATTATTCATAGTTTGGCCTATAGATATAATTAGCTTGGTTGGTGGGAGGGTTTGGTAAGTTTTTAATCAGTGCGTCATTAGCCATAGACGCATCTTTAGTCATAATAGCAACCCTAAACTTTTTAGCTCCGCTATCCATAATCATTAGGTTTGGAGGAGAGTGCTTTTTCTCCGGTTGAGGCTGAGTGCCTTGGTCGCTATTACTATTTGATCCATATTTTTTTATTATATTATCAATCTGTCTTGGCGATAGTCCTGTTTCATCCGACATCTTGTCTTTTGATATTTGCTGGGAATGTAGCCACAGTACTGCATATTTATGTACGTTAGTGACCTTAGCCATTATTCAGCCTCTCTTTCTGCATTATATAGCCAAGAAACGTTTTTACTTTGAAGAAATTTCAAATACCATTCGAAAGCCTTTTGATTCACCATTCTAAACTTATCATTAGACCTAGATACTCTATCTAAGAAGCTACGATTGGACTCTTTGTCTATGGGAGAAAGTGGGTTATATAATTTTTTATCTAGACCTGTCCTTATAAGGTATTTAATAGACCCGTCTATGCGAGTCACATGCTTCGCGCATGTTTTTTCACTATTTGCTTTTAACCTAGGTAGTTCTTGCTTATCTAGAAAATCTTCTTGTCCACTTATGGTATATAATATTTCTTGCTCGTCTGCTTGATTATGACTAGAGCTAAAAATATGAGAAGGCTGAAAAATTGACATTATAGTAGTTCCTTATGATTGTGTCCATTTGGTCTTAAATTTTGGTTTGGGTATTCTTGTCATACCTTTTGGTAATTCTTTAGTAGATGGTTCTTCCTTATACGCATTATGCTTTTTATATAAAGCTTGTTTCTGCTCGTCTGTCATGCGATCTCTGTTGCGATTAGCTAAATCTCCAATTGTTTTAAGTTCACTATCAGACTTACGTACTGATGCTCCAACAGAAGGTAAATCATGAGCATAAGAGCGACACATAGCAGTTTGGCAACTAGGGCACATTACCTGTTCCTTGTATTCGGACAAGGAGAAAAATAATTCAGAAAGATTCTCACACCTGTCGCAATAATAAGAATATGTCGGCATAAAATGATTACGATATTGCAAAATCGCTAATATAAATTTTCCACTCTTGAGGAATACTATGCTTTATAGTACGCAGATGTGATGCCATAGGCAAGTATTTATTACTCTTACGAGGCACGTATGGCTTAGATAATAATGGCATATTGGCTTGTGTTGGGGTTCTATTGCCTTTTCTAAAATTACACGATACACAAGCTGTTACGATATTTGTCCATGTTGTAGGAGATACTGTTTGTGTCCATTTTGATTTAGGAATAACATGATCATATGTTAAATTATTAATTTCTGTTCTTTGACCACAATATTGACACGTAAAATTATCTCTAATAAATAAATTTTTACGCGAAAAGTTTACAGTTTTATTATTGACTGAAAAGTATTTTTTAGTTTTAATAACTGCTGGAATACTATGTAGTTTTTGATTAGCTCCTATGATATAATCATCTAAATAATATTCAACAATTTCTATATTGGCATGATTAGGATTAGTATATTTAAACGACCACACCATGGCTTTTTGCCAATAAATAATTCCTATCGGAGTAAAATCTGCATTAAGAACCAAACAGTCTTTATGGTGATTGCTCATAGTGTTCTAGACGACGTAAAATATGTGCTATTATAGGATTACGAACAATATCAGATGCTTCTAGTTTAGCAAAACCTATGCCCTCTAGATCTGATAAGGCATTGATCATATCTATAAACCCACCCTGAAGATGTTTGGACAAGTCAGATTGACACACATCTCCCGTGAGGACCAATTTGCTATTTTGACCAACTCTTGTGATTAACATTTTAAGTTGCTCATAAGAGGCATTCTGACACTCATCTGCTACAATAAAACAATTATGAAAATTTCTACCTCTCATTAGACCTAAAGGAACAACTTCTATTCTATTATTGAGTTTGAGAGAAGCATGTAAAGCAGGAGTAATAAAGTGGTGGATCTCGTCGATAATAGGTAGTAGATACGGGTGGAGCTTTTCTTCTGCTGAACCGGGTAAATAACCTATTTTTTCGCCAGCTTCAATTACTGGTCTTGTTACTATGATTCTGGAGATTTTCTCATCTAATAGATATTCTAAGGCCATGCCTATGGCAATATGGGTTTTTCCGCTGCCCGCCAATCCTTGACAAAAGGTTATGGTATTTTCTGCTACAGTTCTAATGTATTCTTTTTGATTTTCTGTTCTGGGCTTTAACTTATTCCTAAAAGAGCATAGATTTGTTTCTGGTTTAATGTTGTTGGTAAGATCGATAGCTTTGTTTTTCTTTTTGTTGTTTTTTCTCAAATTTTACCCTTTAACTTAAAAGTAAATCTAATGCAATCACTAATATATACACCGTATAAAATACTATATTAGTTAGTTCCACTAGAACCAAATCCTTTATCAGATCTAGTCGAATCGGATAAAATATGACACTCCTCAAAGGTGGGAGGCACACATTTTTCAACAATTATTTGCGCTATCCTGTCTCCTTGTTTAATTGCATATGATTCAGAACGATCAGTATTGAATAAAACAACACATATCTCTCCTCTGTACCCAGAATCGACTACGCCTGCTAAAACATCTATTCCGTGTTTAACTGCTAGTCCAGATCTCGGTGCTATTCTTATGTAGGTGTTATTATCTGGTAATTCTAGACTAATGCCAGTATGAACAAGCTGTCTAGTTAAAGGCTCTATGATAATATCTTCTACAGAATAAAGGTCGGCACCGGCGTCAGTAGGAGTTGCCGTTTGAGGTATTCTTGCTAGCGGATTTAGTTTTTTGACTTTAATCATTACAATAAACACGCCCCTCCGGCACAGCTTATCTCTTCAATACCAACAGTATTATCTTCTGTTTCTAAAAGCTGGGTGTAGTCTACTTTTTTGAAGCTGTTAAAAAGATCACAATAAATTTTCCAGTTATATACATCCTTCATACAATATGTGAGTCTTCTTACATCTCCATCAAAATATTTTCCAGCAAAATTTTTCACTTTAATAATAAATCTGAGTTTAGCGTCTTCATCGTTCTCTTTTGTTTGATTCAGATTTACATAGTCACATGCTGCCCATAAATTATTATTGAAAGCATTTAGTCCTAATTCTATTAGTCCTGAACACCACAAAGCAGCATCTCCATATTCTTTGACTATTTCTCTGCTGGTATAGACTGTTGTGAATGGTGCTTGTGGATAGTCTTTATCTCCACTTTGAGGAATCAAACTTATTCCTGCAAAATATTTTCTATTTTGATATATAAACTTGGTTACATCATCCCACTCTTCTGGTTTGACAGTTACAGTATTGCTAACATTATGACTCAAAAACTCTTGAGTGCATAATAATTTATTTTTACCAGAATAGACCCAATTTTTTTGAGTATCTTTTACTATTGATAACATTTCTACCGCTGGTAATTGATTCTTTAATTTAGAGCCGTCTGGCACCTCTATAGGGAACTTAATTACCTCATCAGTATTATTTGCAGACCATGAGGATTTCTCGCAGGCTTGCGGATTATAATTTTTAAAGTGTTGGTATGGTGCCTCTAAAACATTGGCCTGTACGTGTCTTATATAGCGTTTAGCATGATGTGGGTGGATGCCCGAACTGGTGCCCAACATGGAACTAGATGTTCCTTCTGGCTTTAAACAGGTCACTCTTGCTGCTTGATTGATACCAATTTTTTTGGCCATTTCTTTATTGGTTTCTACTGCAATTTTAGCACCAGCTTTTAGTACTTTTTCTGTTAGTACCAAATCATGCTTTTCCATGATGCCAGTTAAAGAAACTCCTAACAATGCTTCTCTTTCAAAGATTTTACAACTAATTTCTCCTAGATAATCTAGTTTGGTAAATCCAGCTTGAAGAGTACCGATAATAGCAGCGGCTTTGCATCTTTCATAAAAGTCTTCTTCGTCTGATACAGATGAGCAATTTATGGTTGATAGATTACATCCTTGCCATCCGCTTTTTCCACTTTCCTCATCTACGGGCCACATACCCACCTCTACACACCTTCGTGATGTTATGCCGTTAACTATCATTGTGCGCCGATTATTTTCCGTTAAACAATAAACATCTTGCTTTCCAACATAAGTTATACTCTTAACAAATGAACTAAATCTATTTGTTAATCTAAATATTTGCTTATCTTTAATCACATCCTTAATTCTGTTGATATCTTTTTTATGTAAACTAGCAAAACCTATTAAATTATAGCAATTGCTTTGTCCTCCAATTATAAGTCTATAACTAGTTTGTGTAGAATAATATTTTTTGCCCCTATCGCTATCCGGTAAAAGCGCTTTACCAGCTTTTCTAGATGTATTTATTCTAGCAAACACACCAAGCTCCTGTAAAACCAATTGTATATCCATTAATGTATTTATATTAATAGACGATAATCTCATACTTAAAGATTTTGATTTTTCGTTATATTCAGAATGACCATCAGAATAGAGCATTCCAGAAATAAACCCGGCTTTAAAATTTTTAGATGTTTTATGTATAAAGCTAATGTTATCTTTAGTAGAAGGAATACCGTTTGTATTTAAATATTTATTTAGAGCGGTACTTTCTAGTGACCATTTTGGTTTTGATCCATAAACAGTGCCTTCTAGGCAAGAAAATTTTGGCTCAAGATTCTGATTATATGTCAATAAATCTTTATCAAGTTGGCTAATAAAGTATTTTACATGAGTTTCGATTTCTGATATTTGAGACTCTAGCTCCGTCCCAGTACCCCAAAAATTTATTCTACAAGAATTGTATTTTGAAATAAAACACCCGTCTCCATGAATAAGTCCAACCAAATAACCTAATTTAAAATCATCGCTATTCTTATCAGAAATATATGGTTCGGAGATTGGTATCAAGATCTCATCTTCGCTTGTTAAATCTTTTAATTCTATCATTCCGTATGTTGTAGCAAAATGATGGTTGCTTGTGGCTTTTATTTTTCTTCCACAAGTTAGTTCTAGCTCATAAACGTCTCTATTAACTCCTGTCTTTCTGGCGTTAGAAGCCTCGTTAATAACATTAGCGTTTGGTATGTCCATATTGACCGTCCAATATTCTTGACCATCTTCCACATATCCAAATACGCGACTATCTTGCTCTATATCAAATGATTTTGTATCTAAAAGATCTTTAAATTCAATCCAACCGCGAGTTGTCAAAACTTTTGTATCAATTGTGACACAAGGATTAAATGTCATTTCTGTAGAATCGCTCCAAATAAATCCTGGTTCTCCGAATTCTTTGACACTTTCCATCAATACTTGAAATTCTTCAAATGTTGTGTCGTCTTTTAATAAAAGTGCTGAATTATTACTTCGTGCTCTTTGTGGATTTTCCACATACCAATTTCCGGTTTTGGCTTTAGCCATTTCTTCATCATCGGCACTAAATAAAGCTAATGACGCACTACGCCTAACACCACCCGACAACACAGCATCACTACTATGCATGATAATATCATAAGCGTCTATTGGTCTTAGTTTTTTCTGGTCGTTGGCTATACATTTATCTAATAATGCTCGTATTTTTTCTAGGCCATTTTGTAGTGGTTCAAATCCTGGTGCTTTGCCTACTCCAGAAGACAAAGACGAACCTTTTTCTCTAATATTGGAATAGTCAAATACTATGTACTGATCTCTATATTCTTTAAATCTATCTTCTGATGGCTTGGTAAAATAAGAACTCAACAAAACACCTAGAGCATCAGCCCATCCTTCTATGCTATCTTCTATAATGTATTTTCTGCCTTGTTCTGGCTTAGGTTCGTGAGACAAAGAAGGTAGTTTAGCAACATGGTGCTTTTGAACACTGAAGCCGGTCCCGCTACCGCAAAGAAGAAGCCAAAAACATTCTTGAAAAAATCTAAGACGATCACAGTACGAACTTGTGCAGTTATAGATCTTGGCGTGTCTCTTTAATATAGGATCTCCTCCAAATTGGAGGGCTCGTTGACTACCAAGAACCTTTTTCTTATACATCATATCATATGCCCAATCAATACTTTCAGAAATATTTTTATCTGCAT